TGCCGTCTTTTGATGTACGCCAATTGTACTCGACAATACCCAAAGACTCGTGCTTGCTCTGCACAATGTCTGCGTGCAGTTTGAGCGTTTGATCTCGAGCCCAGAGTTTCGCGCGACTCTCACTAACGCCTAGCGTTTCTTGCAGTTTACCGGTCAACTCCTCGACGTGTGCGCCGCTGTTTTGCTGCAATACATCTTGCACTTTGCTTAGATGCTGCGTCGCGACTGTCTTGATTAAGTTGACGTTCCGGGTCTGGAATTCCGTTACCAAGTGCTGGCTGCCCGCGACTTTCGCCATGTCGATGCCCGGCAGCTTGTGCAGATCTTCGTCAACCCCTGACACGATCGTCCGCACTGCGCGCACGATCCATTTCAAGGCGCGAGCCATAAAATCGCTCATGCCGTCCTGCGCTAGCGTGCTGGTTGCCTCAGCATGCACGCCGCGCACCACGAGCAGGTACGCAGTCTCGACAGCCAGCACAGCGCCCGGCGGTGTGCCGTGCGCACCGACGATCATCTCGGCCCGCTGCGTGCGCCGCGCCTCACTCCTCCGCAGGGGGCTTCGCGCCTGCGGGCGGCGCTTGCTTGGGCTTCGCGCCTGCTGGCTTCGCTTGTGTCTGGTCATCGGCTCCTTGCTTCTGCTGCTGCTGCGCGGCAAGTTCCGCCGCTGCTTCTTGGGCTTGCTGATCGGCTAGCGCTTTGGCTTCTTGCTCAGCAATGTCTTTGCGCACATCTTCCGGATCAACATTCAGCCCCAACGAGCCGTCCGCAATGCGCGACAAAGCCACGTCCAAAGCATTTACGCAACCGATATCTACGGACCAGATTTTATCAGCTTGCGCGTTCTGCAAGCGTGTGGTCGAGATCTCTTTATCGGTCTGTTCCCACAACGACGGCCAGCGCAACGCAACTTTTTTGCCAAGACACCAGCTCATTAACTTCTGAAGCTTGACCGCCGATCGTGCTCTGTACTCGCCGACAGAATCATAGAACTGCCGTATGTCGTTCTCTCCCGTGGCGTTCATGCCGGCGGGTTCTTGCCCGAAAAGTTTGGTGGCGGGCAAGTCAGCGCCGCCAGCCATACGCAGGTTAATCTGCTGCATTAGCTGCGGCAATGAAGCAAAAGACACTTCGGTCCTCTCGAAAGACTCGTTGCCATCTGCATCAAGAAACAACGTGCGAATCATGCTTTTGCTGGCGGCGATCGTGGACATGCGCGCCTGCGCAAGAGACTGATCTTTGCTCGATAGCATTCTGAAAAGGCCTTGGAGTTTCATTACCCCAACCGAAGCCTCGTCCAATAAATTCGATACCCCCGCCCACGCCATATCATAGTCGCGCAACGTTTCATTGACGGACTGCAGCACAGATTGCCACGGACGAATCTGCCCCGCTACTGTCGGCTGTGCTCGTGGCACGCCCTCACAGATAATCGACCGAGAAATATGAAACCGTAGATTGTTGCGCGGATGTTGCCCGGTCACGCGCAGGATAACCGGCAATCCGAAGCGCTTGCTGTTTGCGTCGGGTTCTTTTTGCTCGACCGTGAGCATGTGCCACGGCACCACATCAAGCCACAGCACTTCGTTTCCGGAAGCTCCGGGCTCGGGTGCTGGATCGGTGGGTTGTCCTGTTGCAAACCCCGGCAGTATCAGCGCGCCACCAAATAGACGCCCACTAAAAAGCCCCTGCAAGAAAACCCCTTGCGGATACAGCTCATGTTGGTTGAGCGCGTGCCAGCGTTCCCAATCACTTTCGTCTATTCCCGTTGGCTCTTTGCGAAATGCCTGCTGCGGCAGCAATTCGACGATGCGCTTTGCGAGCCAATTCTCGTTGTACAATACAGCGAGCTGTTGACTTGTGAGCTCAGGCTGCGCCTGTAGCGTGGTGTTGCTGCGCTTGTCACGGCTCGTACCCATGCCGCTGATAGTGTTGAGCCAACCGTCAAGTGTCAGTGTGGATAGGGGGTCGGGCTGGGCGGGTGCTGTTTGCTCTGGCATCACATATTTTCCAATACTTCGCGCCAATCGACCATAGCACCATCCGCTAGATAATCAAGTGCTTGCGTCATTGTGTCCACCCGGTCGTTGGCTTTTTGGTTCGGGAATCGAACTATCTCGGCTAAAAACTCAGCGACCGTCGGCATTTCCTCGACCGGAGGTAATTTGATCCAACCGGCCTCTGCTTTTGCGCTATGTCTCCGAGCGCGGTCTACCTTAGACGTATCTGGGTTGATCATCTGAATTGGTATTTTCACCAAATCGCGCACCTCGGATTCTAGCGCCGGTCCGTTCGCCTTGTCCTCCAGCAGAATCTTAGCCGCATCCTTCCACAGCGGACGGCTCTGCATCGACAGGAAAAGCTTCTTTGTGCCCGCATAATTGTCGTGGACGCGTACCTCAGCCAACAACCAATACTCGCTCCCAACCTGGGCCCACAGTGCTCCGTGGACCCAACTGTCTGCTGTCCCTTTTCCTGTACGCCCTTTGAATCCAAGATCCCACGACTGCACAATCAGCATGTCGTTGACTCGCGGCAGCGGCAGCGCCCACGTGCCGAACCAGGCGGCCTCGAAATAGTTGCCCTTTTCCGGCACAGGATTTTGTTGCAGCTGCGCGCTTGCGTTTTGCGCGGTTCCAAGCGCCACTTCCAGCGCGGATACTTTTTCTTCGGAATACCGCTCCTCCCAAAGTAATTCCCCCGCCTGCGTGCGAATGTCGAGATTACCCAGCGAGCAACCCATATCCCACGGACAATTCGGCACGTACCTCATTGGATAACAAACATGCTCGTATCTATGCTTCGCCGGCAACCGCAGCATGTAACCGGCCAGATCATCGTAGTTGATCCGCTGCATAATAATTAAGCGACTGCCTCCAGGCAACAACCGCGTCGAAAATGTCATTTGCCAGTTTTCGACGGTCTTGGATAGCTGATCGGGGCTGGTTTCATCGGCTTTGTCTGCATCGTCGCAGACAATATGGTCGCCATGGTGCCCGGTAACAGCACCGCCCATTTGATACGCGAGGCGCACGCCTCCTTTTGTGTTACGGATCTCGGCTTCTGCCGGACTCGTACGCTCGCATCTAACAGCGGGGAACATCGCTTGGTATAGCGGGCTCCGGATCAAACGCAAAAACTGCCTGGCTATCTGGTGCAGTTTGTCCCGATCATAGCTCGTGAAAATGAAGCACCGCTTCGGGTCAATCAACGCCCAGACAAAAGCAGGCCAGAACACCTGAACCCAAAGCGTCTTGCCCGTGCCTGGCGGAACGTTAATCACTGTGTCACGCATGCGTTTGTGAGCGTGTTCCTCGAGCACAGACGCCAGCATATGCAAATGCCAGTTGTCGCAAAACTCGGATGTCTCCCCACTGTCGCTCCAGAACAACTCAACAAACGCGTGCATTGGTTCGAGTGTGCGGGACAGCTTGGCGTGTCCCGCTTCGGCTAAGAGCGACAGGGTGTCTACTGTCACGAGACCACCACAACATCCCCGCCCGAGCCCCGCCCGTACGGCGTCATGATGTGCGAGCGGAACCATTTCCAATAAGCAACGGCTTCGCGCGCATCGTCCAGAGCCCGGTGCTTTCCGGCCCCCGCTTGCGGACCGAAGCCGGAAGGATATACCAACCGTACCATTTCTCGAGCAGACGACAAATCGAAGCACCTGTGATTCAGGCACGTCGACACAAATTCGGGTGCGTACTCGCTCAACCAATTACGGTCAAACGGCGCGTTGAAATTCGCGATCGGTGGTTTGTCTGGCGACCACAGCTGCCCGATCGTGCACAGCCACGAATCGAGTTTGTCTCGGTCTACCGTATTTTCGCGGACTTGCAGATCTGCCCACAGTCCACCGCGATCGTGCATGTCGCGCACGTACGGGTCGCATTCCTCGCGCTTAGCTAGTAGGAGTTTCGGCGGGTAATAAATCAAAGCCGAGTCCGCGAAAACTTCCTCGCCGGAGGGCATGTCCACGACAGACACGCCCACTTCAAGGAGCCAGTCTTTTGTCGAGCAAAGCCCCGTGGATTCAATATCAATAAAAGGGATTAACATTTACGTTTGCTCCAATCATGCGAACATGAGACACTCTGCAGGGTAGTGCTCTGTTTGCGGGATACCGTTTTCGGAGTGCCACGCGCAAAACACCTTGTCGTCGTCTCTAGTCTCGTATACGGTCATTGCGTGACCGCCGCTATTCAGTTGCACCACATCGCCTGTGTCGAATTTTTTGTGCATTGTATTTGGCTCC